GTCTTATCAGAGATTACTACATCCCACAGTGCTTGTACCTGTTCGCGGTAACGGCTGCCACCGCGTGCCAGTGCTTCGTAGTACTGCTGTACTGCTACGGCTTTTCTTAAGTCGTTGATGGTTGCCGCCGTTACCGCGAACAGGTACAAGCACTGTGGGATGTAGTAATCTCTGATAAGACGGTACAAATCCCAGAATACTTGGGAGGTGGCAGATACCACGTCAACATGAACCAAATCGTGCAGACAAGCGGACAGCAAAGCGACACAGACACACCTATTGGCGAAACTGGCGCAATGTCAGTGACACCGATCAATGAAAGTTCCTTCACCAAATCGTTTGAAGAGCACGGCTTTGTAATTGGCGTATGTTGTGTGCGACACAATCACAGTTACCAGCAAGGCTTGGAGCGTTTCTGGAGCAGATCGGAAAGACTGGATTACTATGTGCCTCAGTTCGCAAACTTAGGCGAACAGCCTGTCAAAAAGAAAGAAATCATGTTAACCGGCCTTGGAACCGACGAGGAGACATTTGGCTATCAGGAAGCCTGGTCAGACTACAGAATGAAGCCTAACCGGGTATCCGGCAAAATGAGAAGCAATGCAGAAGGCACACTGGAATTCTGGCACTATGCGGACAAATACGATAAAGTACCAACGCTATCGCAAGAATGGATGACAGAAGGGAAAAACGAAATTGCACGAACATTGATAGTACAGAATGAGCCGCAATTCTTCGGAGCAATCCGCGTAGCAAACAAAACCACAAGGCGGATGCCGTTGTACAGCGTACCGGGCTTGTATAAACTGTAAGAAAGGAGGAAGCCCGGAGAAATCCGGGCTATTTTTAAATGGGAGCATTATCAGGATTCTTAACAGCGCTAAACGTAGCGGGAAACGTGGCAAACACAATCGGAACTGTTGCAGGAGCAGCTAAAAACGTAGCCGGAGCGTTTGGCGGATGGGGACAGACAGGCAATAGCCAAAGTACCGGCGGCAGCGTAAGCCAAGGCGGCGGACACTCGGAAAGCGGAAGTCAATCCGGCACAAACGTAAAGCAAGTTGACGACTGGCTAAAACAGGCATACGCATACCAAGGACAAGAAGCAGCCATGCAAGGTAAATACAACAGTCAAAGTATGCTTAAACAGATGGGTTACAACACCTTACAAGCAATCATGCAAGGCGTATACAACCACATCGAAAACAGCGTAGCCATGAACTACAACAGTGCAGAAGCACTAGCAAGCCGTGAATGGCAAGAGCGCATGTCAAGCACTGCATACCAGCGTGCAGTTGAAGACATGAAAAAAGCGGGACTTAATCCCATCTTAGCATTCTCAAACGGCGGCGCAAGCACACCGGGAGGAAGTGCAGGAACAATCAGCGGAGCAAGTATGGGACTTGCAAGCAGCAGCGCACTAGGAGTAAGCCGAAGCGGAGGATTTGTACCAAACGCATACGAAAGTTCCAGCTGGTCACAAAGTGACTGGTACAATGCAGCGCAAAGCTGGCAACAAATGCTCAGTACAACGCACATGACGCCATACGGACTACAAAAGGCACTTACAGAAGTAGGAAACGACACAAGCAAGGCTATTACGGATGCAACAGCAAAGACAGGCAAAGGCGCAGAGCAGAGCAGAAGCATGAAGCCACAAGACAAAACGGGAAACTACGGAGAAAAACGAAAGCCGGGTGATTACTTAAAGTGAGTTGTTACAAGCCATTAATACGGCTGTACAACCCTAACGACAAAAACATCAGCGGGAGAGTGTATTCGCTCTCCCGCTATTCTCAGTTAGCGGGAAAACAGCTGAAGTATGAAGATTTGATGTATAGAAAAGATGTCATGTTGATACCATGCGGGCAGTGCATCGGATGCAGAATCAGACAAAGGGAGGACTGGACAACACGAATAGAATTAGAAGCACGAGACTATCCAAGAGAAGAAGTTTGGTTTATCACGTTGACTTATGACGAGGACCATGTACCGGGCATGATAGTAAACACAGGTGAAATCATGCGAAAAGTACAATACGTCTGGAAACCGGGAGAGAAGCGCCCTGAAAGCGTCCAAACGTTGCTGTATACTGACGTTCAAAAGTTCTTAAAACGTCTCAGAAAGGCTTATAGGGGCAAATTACGCTATTTCGTAGCGGGAGAGTACGGAGAACAGACAGCTAGGCCACATTACCACATGATTTTATATGGATGGAAACCAACAGACCTAGAACACTTATACAAGATACAACACAACGGATATTTCACAAGTAAATGGCTAGAAAGCCTATGGGGCATGGGTCAAATCCAAATAGCGCAAGCAGTGCCAGAAACTTATAGATACGTTGCAGGATACGTCACAAAAAAAATGTACGAGATAGACGGTCAGAAAGCAAACGTATACTACGAACTAGGGCAACAAAAGCCTTTTGCGTGTATGAGTCTTAAGCCGGGTCTGGGAGACCGCTACTATCAAGAACACAAAGCGGAGATATGGAGACAAGGCTACATCCAATGCACAAACGGCAAACACGCACAAATTCCGCGTTATTATGAAAAAATGATGGAAGCGGAAAACCCACAAAGATTGTGGAGAATTAAACAGAACAGACAAGCAGCAGCCATAGCGGAGAACCGGCTTAAGTATGAAAATGCAGACTTTGCAGAGCAATGTAAGACAAAAGAAAGAGTGATAAAGAAGCAGATGAAGAAGAGAGGGACCCTTTGACGGTGTCATCTAGCCCAGTACCTATCAAGTAAGGTACTGGGCTAGATGTCGTTTAAAGATTCCATGTATCAGCCTATTAAGTCTATCAAATAGCTATATCTTATCGCGCGTGCGCACACGCGCGAAGCGCGCACGCGCGCACGCGCGGCTCTTCGGCGCTATAGTTCGCAAGCTCACAAGCGCCGTAAATAATATAACTTGTTGTAGGAGTAGTAGTAGAGGTGGTGGAAAAGTTGAAAAGTACTAAAATTTAACGTTAAGACGTAAATAAAAAGCAAAAAACACTGTTGAAAGAATTGTTGAAAACTTGTTGAATTGTTGAAAGTTCGTCAAAATGACGAAAACCTTTGTGCAACTTTATGTTGAAAACCTGTTGAAAGTGTTGAAAGTGTTGAAAACGCGCACAGCGCTAAAAAGGAATGGATTAGCCGAGCTCCGCGTGCGCTACGCACGGCAAGGCGCAAAAGCGCTTTCAAAACAAAAGAGCAAAACCGGGTTGCAAGAGAAAGTTACAAATATATTACAAAAAAACAAAATCATTAAAAAGCCTATTGAAAAACGATATAATAGAATCAGAAAAAGAAAGGAGAGCGCGAACCATGAAAAAAATCTACATGAGCGAGCAAAATTACATAGAACTTAATTTTTTTGGATACATAATGGCAAAAAAATACAAATACGAAAAATCATATAAGAAAGGAGAAAAAATTATTTGCAGAAAGTACGCATTCGAACTGGGAGATGAAAAAGACGAGAACAGGTTATACAAAGCAGAAAAAAGATTCATAGAAAATGTAATCGTAGTAAAGAAAGGTTGACGAAAATGATTAAAAGCTATATCATGGACACAGACGGAAACGTAAAACTGGCAAGACACTTCAAAGTAAAAGAATTTGCTTGCAAAGACGGCAGTCAAGTAGTGTTCATAGACGACTACCTGTACACCGTTCTGGATATCTTACGACATAAGCTAGGAAAGCCGGTAATCATCACCAGCGGATACAGAACACCAGAATGGAACAAAAAATGCAACGGAGCAAAATACAGCTACCACATGCGCGGTATGGCAGCAGACATCCGAGTAGATGGCATGAATGCAAAAGAGCTTGCCAACAAACTGAATGAAATCGTACCGGATGAATGCGGCATTATCGTATACAAAAATTGGGTACACTTTGACGTGCGACCCGGAAAAAAATACAGAAAGGGGGTATAAAATGGCACTGATCTCTATTAAAGACGTCAAACAGGCAATCCGCATTATGATGCAGATTCTCGAAAAGCTTGACGAGATCTATCACGCACTGCACGACAGCATCAACGAAAACGAAAAGGAGTAAAATCATGATGCACAAAGCATGGAACGTACGCGACCAGACCAAAGAAGCATTGGAAGAACTACTCACACGAAAATACAAAGAAATTGACAGCGATTACAAAATGCTTAGAAAAGTGTCAAACATTGAGGATGCAAAAAGGCTGGTAGATGAAATTTGGCAGATAAAAAGCTTTGCAAACGCTATCGAACTGGAACTGATTAGAAGGGAGTACATCAATGGCACGACATCGTAAAGCAATGACCGGCGCAAAAGACCGCCGTATGTTTAACGTAACCGCACGAAAAACCAAAACTATCAACCTCAGCCAGAAGCCTATGAGAGGCGGCATCCGGCTGTAAAACAAAAGGAGAATAGATATCATGAAGCATGAATATTTTGGCCTGTGGGACAGTGTAGCAAAGTGCTATGCATGGGTAGGCGAAAGCAAGAACAGTGCAACGTTCGCACGTATGTGCAATGTGATGGCAAAAGATGAAAAAACGTTTGTCGGACAAGCGCCGGGTGACTACACCGGCTTTAAACTGGCAGTGTTCGAAGATGAACAGGGCACGTTCGCAAACGACAAGGAAAAGGTATGGGAGGGCAAGCCAAATGAATAAACGATATGAAGAAGGGCGAGAGCCCTTCTTTTCTGAATCAGGCGAAAAAATGCGAAAGCAATACGTCTGGACGAAGGACGAAAAAGGACAGGAAGTGCTCCAGGAAACTGCACCAATCGACATCCAGCAGGAAATTGAAAGCTATGCGGACGAATGTGACATCAAAAGCATTATCAGAAAAGCAAGTTTCGACCCGCAGTTTCTAAAAAGCCTGTCAGAAGGAGCGCTAAACGGAACAGAAGTGGACATCACCGAATTCCCGCAGAACATTCACGAGTATCATCGCATGCTAGCGACCGCACAGGCAAACGCCATGAAACTTGAAGAACTGCAAAAAGCAGCAAAAGAAGAACCAACAGTAGAACCTAAAGCAAAGGAGGAAGAAAAGTGAATCGAAACAATGAGCGACACTTTAACCAGATTCCGGAAATGAAAGCAAGTCGAACGCGGTTTAATCGTGACCAGACGGTTTTAACAACATTCGATGCCGGCAAGCTGATTCCGTTTTACGTTGATGAAGTATTACCCGGCGACACATTTAGCGTGGACACGTCGGCAATCGTCCGAATGACAACGCCGAAATTTCCTGTTTTCGATGACGCGTTCATCGACTTTTACTACTTCTACTGTCCTAACCGTATCTTATGGGACAACTTCAAGCAATTCATGGGAGAAGTAGAGGAAACGCCGTGGATGCCGAAAAGAACCTATACAGTACCCAAAATCATCATCTCAGGCAGCAAAGATAACCCGGCGCCATATGAAGAGTCAATACTGGATTACATGGGAATCCCAACGAAAGTTCAAAACGGCTTCATGGTAAACGCACTACCAGTCAGAGCATATGTAAAAATCTGGAATGAATTTTTCAGAGATGAAAACGTAGGAAATGCGGCATCCATCAAAACCGATGACAACAACGTAATTTACGATGACACAGAAGACGATGGAAACATCGACGGAAATCTGCAACGGGCAAACACGGGCGGCAGATGCTTACCGGTAAACAAGTTTCACGACTACTTCACCAGCTGCCTACCGTATCCTCAGCGCGGGCCGGAAGTAGTAATGCCGATGCAGGGCAATGCAAGAATAACCGGATACGCAGATGATAAATTCAACGAAAGAGCACCCCTATATGTAAACAGCTTTCATGACGGAAGCACAAACCCGGGCAACATCAAAGACAAACTGTATGCAATCGCACAAGATGGAGGCAAAGGATCAGCATACCTAGCCATTGGAGACGGAACAGGCACAGAACATAGCGTGGTATACCTGGGAGCAGACCTCGGAAGCGTAACGGCGGCAACCATCAACGACTTAAGAAAAGCCGTAGCAGTACAGCAGTACTACGAAGCACTGGCACGCGGTGGCAGCCGTTACCGCGAACAGGTACAAGCACTGTGGGATGTAGTAATCTCTGATAAGAC